CCGGGCGGCCCTGGCACGCCTCCAGCGGGTCCACCTTCCACACGTCCTCGACGTAATGGCGAGTCTCGGGATGGTTGATCGCGTGCTGCGCGATGGCCTCCGCGTCGTGGTTGATCGCGATGTCCACCGGGCGCCCGATCGCGGCCTCGATGCCGGTGGAGGCGCCTCCACCACCAGCGAATGAATCGACGACGAGCTCCCGATCAAAGCTCGCGCGCACCATCGGCGGGCGGGATCTCTTGCGCGGGCGTCTGTCAAAGAGACGCGCGCCGGTGTCTTGGCCGAGGCGGGTCACGGATCGAACCTCACGCCGGCGAGCGGACCCCAGCACCACTCGCGATGCCCGCACCACTTGCAGAACTGGCAATACTCGCTCGTCGCAGCGTCCGGCCGGTCCACGATCTCGTCACCGCTCTCGATCACGTACTCGAGCTTCCGCTGGATCGCGGCGAAGCGGCCCGCATCGAACGGCACGACCTCGCAATGCAGCCGCGAGTCGTCCTTGCAGTAGACGACGACGAGCGCGCGCTTGTACCCGCCGAGGCCCATGTAGGCGTGCAGCGTGTCCGCGTACTTCGGGTTCCACGTTTCGTAGCCGCACGCGAGCAGTTCCTCGAACTTCGCCAGCTTCGCGGTCTTGATCTCCAGCACGGCGTCGCGCTCGAACTTGCGCCCGAGCGACACGATCCCGTCGAGGCGCCCGCGCACCTTTCCGTCGTACGCGACGACGCGGTGCTGCCCGCCGTTGACCATGTCGCGCGTGCTGACGGCGAAGTCCGCGAGGCGTAGAAGTCGGATGACCTCGTTTTCGACCACGTTCCCGAGGTCGAAGATCAGCAGCGTCCGACCGCTCGGCGGCTCGCTCGACTGCGGGATTCCGTGGAGCTGCGCCCATAGGACGCGCTGGCAGTCGCCGACCGACGAGAGCATGATGCCGGGCTCGCTGCTCGAAGCGTACTCGGCGTCGCGCTTCTTGCGCGCCTCGTCCATCGCCGCGTGGATGCGCGACTCGATGTGGGGCTTCTTGTTCAGGATCTTCGGCAGGGCGGGCACGGAAGCTCCGTGCCGGCCGGCAGCGTGTGCCACCGGCCGGCGTCAGATCAGAAGGGAATGCCGCTTTCGTCCTCGATCGGAGGCGGCTCCTCGCTGCGCGCCGGCCTGGCGCTCGCCGTGGGCCGCTGCGACGCCGGCCGCGTGGACGGCGGCACGTCGTAGCTGTCGATCCGGTTCTCCATGCCGTCGTCGTCGCCGTAGCCCGGCTGCGCCTTCACCTTCCGCAGCTTGAGCATGCACGGCTTGTGGTGCAGCTCCTCCGACGCGCCGACCATGTCGGGATTGCGGTGGCCGGTCGCGATCGCGATCGCCTTGAGCCGCGCGCGCGCGATGCGGACCACGTCGTCCTTCGGGTGCTCGAGCGTCAGGTACTCGAACACCTTTCCGCGCCGGCCCGGCTCCATGCAGTCCCACACGAGCTTGAGCACGTTCCCGTCGCCGGCCTTCGTCGGCCGGTAGTCCGACTCGGTGATCTGGAACAGGTACTCGCCCGACTCGAAGCAGCGGCGCCCGCCACCCTGCATGTCTTCTTCCTTCACGTCGCTCAGATTGAGATTCAGTCTCGGCATCTAGGCAGCCTCCCCGCTGGCCGGCTTCGCGGCCTCGATGGACTTGACCAGATCACTCCGCAGCGTGTCCCACGACAGGTCGATGGACGGCGGCAGCGCGTATCGGTTCTTCGCGTCGAACCCGCCGCGATCTTCGAGGTGCAGCAACCGCCGCCCCGTCGTGATCGCGATCCGGACCTCGCGCTTCCCCTCGTCGCTCGTCCGCGCGCTCTTCTCGATCTCGGCGAAGCCGACGATGTCGGCCCACTCGTGAGCGAGCGCGTTCGCCCGCTTGTGCAGCTTCGTCTGCACGCGCTCGTAGCTGCCGAGGGTCGGATCTTCCGCCGTCTTGACTTCGGCGTGCGCCAGGAGAACGCACGTCATCTTCCGCTCGCGGCGCAGCGCATCGAGGCCGGCGAACAGATCGCGCCAGTGGTCGTCCGCGTGGACGTAGCCCTTGCCGTACCCGAAGTCCTCGATGTTCTCGACCTGCTTCTTGCTGCCGGCGTTCGCGACCTCGACCGTCTTGCGCCAGACCAGCGGCTCGAGGTGGTCGAGCGTGTCGATCGCGAGGGCGCGGTACGAGTGATCGGACGTGCGCAGCTCCTCGATCATCGCCAGGGCGTCGTCGAAGCTCTCGGGCTTCGGCAGGCGCGCGTAGTGCAGGACACCTTCGCCCTCTTCGGCCGGCAGGAACACGACGCCGGGGATCGACGCGGCGAACGTGGTCTTGCCAATGCCGCCGCGCCCGTAGATGACGATGCGCGGAGGGAGGAGATTGGGTTTCGTTTCGACTTGCGTGAGGAATCGACTCATTCTCTTGTCTCTTTTCTCTTTGCCTTTGGTTTGGAGTGCCGCGCCCGCCATCGGTCCCTTTGACGGCGGACGCGGCCTCCGATCTCTCGCGGTTGCGCCGGGACCTTCCCGGCTCTCGCGCGCCCCACTCCAAGTGAAGGCGCGTGAGTCGTGCTACGCCAGCCGCAGCCGGCGCTTGATCCGCTCGATGCGGTCGCGACGCCGCGCTGCGATCTGCGCGCGGCGCTTCTCCGCAGCCTCGCGGCGCTTCTTACCGAGAAGCAAACCGAAAGCGACCGTGGTTGCCGAGAACTGCTCACCCTTGATATCTCGGAAGTGGTTGCACGGGCTCACAGCGCCGCCCACGCAAGCCCGACGGCGTAGCTCGCCAGCGCGAACGCGACGAAAGCCGCGATGATGGCGATTGATTGCAGTGCGGATCTCATGCTGCCTCCTCCGGGTAGTGAAGCTCCAGGCACGTTCGGCACATGCCGGTGGAATGCTCGACCGGCGACACGCCAACCTGCGCGTCGCACCATCCGCAGTTGACGGGGTACGTCCGAGGAACCGCGCATCGCTTGCACGCGCCGTGCGCGTCGATCTCGTCCGCGTCAGACGAGCACCACAGGCACTGCGTCATCCTGTCCTCCGCATCAGCCGCTTGACCGGCTCGTAACGGACGCTGCCCGTCGGCACGTCCACCGCAGTCGGCCCGATGGCGCGATGCACGCGCACCGTCACCGTCCGGCCCGAGTTCGTGAACGTCATCGCGCGACCGATGCGACCGTCAGCGAGCCGCACGCGATCGCCGCGCATGAGGCCGCGACCGTCAGCGTCGGCCTGCGACCACGCGGGGAGGTCGATCTCCGCAGCGACGATCGCCTCCGACAGCGCATCGGCGTCGGCGCACAGCACGCACGGCAGAGCGCATCCGTGGATCGCGCACCAGCTCACGACGCTTCACCTATTAGAACGTCCAGCGAGGCGTCGGCCATCGCGGCGCGTGCGGCATCGCTAGCGATCCTCTGTGCATCTCCACAACCAAGAGACGCAAGCAATCGGCGATGGGCAACGATCGCTTCCACCATGGCAGCACAGACGCGGGCCGGAAATGCGTCGCTAAACGCGTCGATCGCCACGTCCATCGACGGATTCCATTCCGTCCCGGGGCCGTAATCGGATGCCGCCGCCTCGTCGGCTAGTGCCAGCAGATCTTCCAGCGTCACGAGCCCAACTCCCGCGCGCCGATCTCCAAGAGGCGCACGCAGAACGCCGTCAGCGAGTCACCGCGGCGCAGGGCGCGCTGAGCTTCTGTGTGGATCTCGGCGAGCAGCGCCAGCTTCGCGAGGCGTTCGGTGTCGGCGAGGACGGCGGCGAGGTTCGGCGTCGCCATCAGAAGCACGCCCGGCAGGTGCAATGAGCCTGCTCGCCACCAGCCGCGATCGACTTGTAGGCGTTGCGGCAGCGCGACGAGCCGTCGTGGCTCGGGCCGAACTCGCCGGTCTGGCAGACGGGGTGGGGGCACTCAGGGTGCTCCGGGTCGGGGCTGGGTGTCGGTTCGGTCATCGGTGCGGCCTCCATCGGTTGCCGTCTTTATCGGCCCATTCGATACCACGACTTTAGCGCCGCGCGCAAGAAAAATCGCCCGACTCGTTTTTTCTTGCATCGGCGCTGCGGGTCATGCTATCTCGGGTCGCGATGCCGTTTACAACCGCGATCGACTTCCTACGCAACCACGTTCTGGGCGAGACGCAGACCGAGTTCGCGCGCCGCATGGGCACCGTCCAGTCCGTTGTCTGCGACGCCGAGCGGCGCGTCCCCAGCCGGGACCTCGCGCTGGCGATCTGGGACCGGCACGAAGCCGTCCTGA